TTATTCCGCGAACAATAGCATCCGCGACGCTGGAACTTTCACTTGCGCTGCGCTGACGCACCATCGAGATGACCGCCGCATCGCCAGCAATAAACGCATCAGCAAACTGTTTTGTTGTACTGCGAGCAACTGTCTCGGCGATTGACGCGGTGTCGCTCAATTGCCGCGTGTAGGTCATGACCCTAGTGAGAATATCCTGCGCAGTGGCGACTTCAGATCGGTTTTTAAAGAACGACCAATTAGCATCATCGTCCGCCGCCGCGCCGTTCACGTCGTCCGTAACCCTGGCGAGGTCCGACAATGTCTTCATCAGAGAGCGCACAGCAGCGTCTCCAGCCACGGGGGCATCTGAGGCAGCCTTGGCAAACGCTCGCGTTGTGGCGTCGCTGGTGCTTAGTCCGTCAATGTACGAACGGGCATAAACCACCGTTCTCGAGAACACATCGGATGCACTCGCCGACTCAAAGCGGCTGCGGAAGAACGACAGGTTCGCGTTGTCGTCTACCCCCGCCTGGTTCGTGTCGTCCGTTGCTGTTGCAGGATCAGACAGAACCTTCAGTACTGTGCGGATTTCATCATCCGTAATGGCCACAGTTTCAGTGGCCGACTTGCCGAATGTCCGCTGATACAACTCAGATGCCGTGAAGGCGTCTAGGTACGCGCGGAGGAAGATCGTGACGCGGGTCAGCACGTCACCGGCAACAAAGGAGTCTGACCGGGATGTGGTCAAACCTTTCACCGCCGCATCGGAAATCGCAGAAATGTCCTGGCGCACTTTTCCAAGTGACTTGGTACTTACGTCAGAAGCCGTAGTGGTATCCGTCAGGCCTTTGCCAAACAGGCGGCTCACCGTGTCGGACGCACTGAAGGCGTCAGCGACTGCCTTGCTAAACAGCCTGACCGCCTGGTCGCTGACCTGCGCTGCGTGGGACAGACCCTTGAGGAAGGAGCGGACGGCAGTGTCGATGGCGGTGAGCGTGTCGCCACGGCTCAAGGCAAAGATGAACTCGCCCAGTTCCGCCTCGATCCGAATGCGGATGTAGTTAGCCGTCGCCACCATCGAGGTCGCGCTGGCCTGTGCTGTCAGGAATGCGGCTACGGCTTGCGCAGCAAGCGTCTGGTAATAGGTCGATGTCGTCAGAACGGAGAACGCGCTCTGCGCCTTCAGGACCGCATACGTTGCCGCCGCCCTCAGCTTCTGTGAAGCATCGAAGGCGTTCATTAGAACTGCTCGCGCACCTGCAATTTCAGGAGGTCATAGACGGTCTGTATTCCGCCAAGAGAAGTCGTAACCTCCACCTCCGCCTCGTACAGGCCTGCGGTATCAAGGGTAGTGCTGGCGAACATAAAGACGACCTTGCCGTTGATGCCGTCCGTTACCTGGCCCGTGATCGTGTCCTTCAGTGCCGTTCCGCCGATTTCACGAATCTTCAGGCGGACAGTCGCAGCCACCAAGTTCACGATTGCCCAGGTCGTCGGGTCTTCCGTGTCCAGCGTCTTGCCTGACGCGGCAGTGTTCTGGTCGCGGATCGTCAGCTGAAGCTGCGGGAGCGTGTCACCCTGGACAAGGTTGATAGTCTCTGAATAAGCCATTACCCAAACTCCCGCGCAGTCACAGTGAGCGAGGCACCGCTATGGCCGTACTTCGCCTGGCGGATCGCAGCCGACACGCCGCGCTCGTAGATCATGTTGTTTGCCTGCGCTGGGCCACCATTCGCCCAAGTAGCACCCGCCATCATCTGAAGACGAAACAGAGCGCCACTGACCAGCGTCTCGCGATGCTCGAGGCCAATGGTGTCTGGGATAGAGGTAGACGCCGTGGTCGGCTTCAAGGTGTAAAGAACCTTGAGCGTCTCTCTGGCGTCTGGCGCTGGGCCAAGCAGTAGATTGCTGTTGTCGTACTGGGAGAAGTAGCCAGGCGCAGACCTGGTGCTTGCCAGTTCGTTGCGGATGTACGCATCCTCGTACGGAAGCTTCGTCAGTTCACGCCCACTACGGAGTACCTTGCTGACGTGGTTCGGCTCCGTGCCGGTCGGCGCTTCCAGTTCGTATTCCACGATGCCGGGAATGACGATAAGCGACAGCGGCTCTGCCTTGTACGCCCCAGTCCGGGCGCAAAAGTCGATGCACGTATCGCGGATCGCACGTTCAGCGGTGAACTCCGGGCAGCCAGCCACCTCAGACAGCACGTAAACGAACAGGTCGCTGTACTTCACTGGCGTATCACCCCAGGCTGCTGCGCAATCATGTTGTCGTTCAGGCCACCGTCAGCCTGCGTCTTGATGCCAAGAGCATTGCCGAAGGCCTGGAAGAACAAACCGGCACGGTTGAGGTTCGCGAACTCGCTGTCCTTCTGGTACGAGCGGTACATCATGTAGTCCATGATGGCGTTCGCGTAGATGTCGTCGATGCTGATCACCTGGGTGTCGCTGGTGAAGTTGCTCACCAACAGGTCTGCCGGGGACGTGGCGTAGACGATCTCGATCTGGTTCGTTACCGCCGGCTTCGGGAACAGGTAGAACACCTTCGGATCGATGGCGTCGTAGACGAAATGCTTCACGCCCGTCGCATCAACAGGCGTCTCCCACCAGTTGGGCAGCTGCACATCCAGAATCTTGCGGTCCACCTTCGTGATGGCGCGACCATCCTTGTTACGTAGAACATTGATAAGGCGCAATCCGTCAGCAGCCAGCGTCTGCTTGGCAGCTGCTACGCACGTGTGGGTGGTATTGACCGTCTTCGCGTCTGGACGGAACAGAACGACCTGCCGCTGTGCGTCGTTTAGGTAGTTCAGCAATTCCTGCTGAGTCCAACGCACGAACGTGGGGTCTTGCAGCGTGACCGCCACGCGATTGATCAGGTCAATGGCTTTGGTCGTTGGCATTCAGTTCACTCCCACTCGATAACTTCGAGGTCTGCATTACCGCTATACAGTGGATTCCAGGACCACTCCACCCCAGTCCGAATGTTGCGTACAGTTTTCGGACAACGGTCCTTCTTCGCGGTCTGGGACGTGACAGGCTTCGGCTTGCCCTTCATCGTCTCGAAAGACTTTACCTGCTCAATTAGGTCATCAAGGCGGCGACGCTTATCGATTTCAAAGGCAAACTCCTTGCGGGCATACGCCTCAAGTTCGTCCTTGTTCATCTGATCGATAGTCTTATCCATGATTCCCCTCTTTGGTTCACTCGGCTTAGGAGGAGGCAGGCGACTTCCAACACCTGCCACCACCTAAACGGAGTGAGGGGGAGGTTGCCCTCCCCCTCTGGCCGATTAGGCCGTGGTCTTCAGCTTGAGGGTCACAAGCGCGTTGGGAACAACGACCTTGTAGCCATACACCTTCAGACCGCGAATGCCGTCACCGAAGGTATCGGTGAGACGGACGGTTTCCGTCTTCACGAACTGCGACGCAAAGCACGTCGCCTTCGGGTGACCCGCGAGAGCCATCGTCTTCCCAGCGTCACCGCCCGAGCCAATGGCCAGGAGGTTCGACTGATAGACGGTGAAGCGGTCGATCATGCCAACCTTGCCGTTGCGGATGGGCGAAACGCCGTCACCGGTCAGGTAGGCAAGCTTGAGGTCCGTCTTCTTCAGCATCTCGACGTAGAGCGGCGAGAGAACGATGAAACGATCCGAATCCGGAATGTTCAGTTCGTCCAGCTTGCGGCCTGCTTCGAGAACGTGATCAAGGATGTTCGACACCGAAACCGATGCCTTGTCCAGGATCGTGGTCGCGCCGGTAGCGATGTTACCAAGCACGTCCGTCTCAACAGCGATACGCATCTGTTCGGCAGCATCCTTCGATGCTTCGTTCTGGAAGGCGATGTCGGCCTGAACCTTCAAGATGTCATCCACCTTGAAAGCGTACGACTTCGCCTTGTCGATCATCAGTTCGATGACCTGCGTGGTCACATCAGCGTACGACACGCTGCCCGTGTAGTCGCTGACCGTCACGTTGGGAACGGTACGGATGTTGACCTTGTTGCCCTGGCCGCTGATCTCACCTTCATAGTCGGTGTTGCTGATCTGCGGAAGGACCGAAGAAGCGTAGAACTTCGCCTGAAGCTTCTTCGAGAAGATTTCAGGAATGAAGTTCGCAGCGGACGTAGTACCAGTAGTAGCAAAAGCGGGCATATTAAGACCTCATAATCACAACAGTTGTTTTTTAACGGACTCGCCCATCCAGATACGCTTGGTCAATTTCACCCTGGCGCTTCTCAAATTCATTGAGAGGCATCCGTGTGATCTCCTCACGTGTCCAGACTCGCTTGCCCGAGTTCGGGTCCGGTTTCCTCGCCTTGGGCATTGATGGTTCTGCAACCCTTCTTGCCCGTTCGACTTTGGATTCCGGCTGTTGCGGCGGTGTACCGAGTACGTCACGGTAGCGATCAAGCAAGTCGACCACCTCCTGGGCGCTGCCATCTTGGGCGACGCGCTTCCAGACAGGCGATTGACGATCAAGCCATCCATTAAAGTCATCCGACGTGACGATATCGTCCATGTCGGGGTGCGACTTCCGAATGCTGTCAAAGTGCGCCTGAAGCGTACCCTGACTCTCTTTCGCTGCCATCTGCGTTCGGTACTCACTGACCGTCTCTTCAAGCCGGGACAGCTTCTTCAAAAGAGGAGAGGCGATGTCGGGATACTCTTCAGCGAGTGTCCGTAGTTCATCGTCCATCTCGTCCTTGTGGGACGCCGTCTCTGCCATCCGAGACTGAAGGCCTGCCATATTCGACTGGAGTTCCATCATTTGACGACGGAGGTCAGCAGTCTCTTGGGTGGCCTTAGTCATTCTGGCCTGAGCATTCTTGACACGTTCTTCAGCAATGCGAAGCTGCTTCCGCAGGTCGCCATCACCTTCATCACTCTGCTGATCGCCGCGATCTTCAGAATGAGGAGTCTCGTTAACGCCGTCTTCCCCGGTGTCCGCTGACTCTGCGGGTGGGTTATCGTCATGTTCAGGAACGTGCGAGGTGTCCTCTTCAGTCTGATTGTCAGACTGGGGATTCGCATTCCGTTCCATCATCTGCTTCAGAAGTTCTTCGGCTTCACGTTCAAGCTGTTCAGGGTCAACCTTCATTTACACACCATTGGTTACGGGTCCGCTGCACGGAGTGTCCGTTGTTGGTATTAGTCGTAGGGTGTCTGAGTCTCAGGCCTACGACTGCTCAAAACCGCTTGCGCGGTATCTTCTAGTTCAAGGAAATAGCGGAGTTCTGCCGCCGATCCTTGCTCAAATCTGTGATCCGGAACGATCTCCAACTTGTCCCGGCAAGCCTCCAGCCGCTCCGTTAGAAAG